TGCCTCTGATGCAGCTGACTCGGCGTCCGATGCAGCGGGGGCTGTTTCCGCCATGTCTGCCAGCTTGGCTGACCCGACCGGCTCATCCCTGGTTGGCTTTAAGCAAAGCGGAACGGGCGCTGTCAATCGGACTGTGCAAGACAAGGCGCGTGAACTCGTCAGCGTCAAGGACATGGGCGCACTCGGAAACGCAACTGGGGACCAGGCTTCAGCGATCAACGCGACCACCAATGCGCTTGCGCGCTTCCCAGCCACGGGTTCGGGTGGAAAGCGTTTCATCCCGCCTGGAAAGTATCGCATCTCCAGCCCTATCTATGTGCGGGCGAACGAGACGCTTGAAGGCGGCGGCTCTGACAGCTACACCAGTGTGATCGAGCTGAATGACGATTTTGTCGGGGAAGCTGCCATTATCGTAACCGACCCTCTGGCGTCCTATGTCAGCGCGCACGTCAAGAATCTCGGCATTAACCTGCGCAATATCGCTGGCGTGAATGGCATCAGCTATTACGGCGCCTATCGCAATGCCTCCATTGAGAATGTCGTCGCAATAGGCGTGGCGGGCGACGCGCATGGCATCAAAGTCACGACGCAGGATGGTGGCATTACTGTTTGCGAAAGCCTTTTACTGAAGGACATTTACGTCATTAAGCAGACTGGCGTGACACATACTAAGTCCGGTGTGTTTCTGGAAAAGTGCCAGGAATCCACCCTCATCAACGTCAAGAGCTTCCACAGTACCAATCCAGGGCCGATTGGCGGTGCGGCCTGCCTTCATGTCCGGGATAGTCGCGGCATCGTGGTGATCAATGGCGGTTTTTTGGGTGGCGACAACGGTATTCTTGTAGATGCCGTCACGCGGCAGGTCGATGGCGTAACCCTCCTCAACCCCACATTCGAGAACATCGGCACGGCCGAACTGAAATTGCTGGGCACCTCCACTTACGTGGTCAGCAATGTGCAGATGCCCACCGCGCGGCGGGAATCTCCCGTTTCGCCTGCCTTCGTAGACATCAACTACGCGCAGTTTGTCGATGTCAATATCGCCAACGGTGGCGCGGTCCTCGGCGCCAACGTCAATAACACGGTGATTCGGGACAATGGCGCCGGCACGATCACGGCCACGACTGGCGCGCAATACACGCGTCTTTCGTCCGGAAACGCAGTGCGCGCGAACTATCAGGTTGGGCCGGGGCTTGATCTGGTGGCGCCTGTTTCAACGCCGCGCCTGTCGTTCAATGTGCTTGGCAAGTCAACGAGCTACCGCTTCGACTGGTCGGCTAACTCGACCAACGACAATGGCTTCCGACTGGTTGATACAGGCAGCAACATTGTCTTCAACTACCTCGGCGGAAATTTCGATTTCCAGCAGAATCCCCGGATCAATAAGGTCAATCCACGTCTCGATTGGCTGGTCCCGTCGCGTACCGGCTCTTATGTCTGGCACTGGTCAGCAGACGCAACGAATGATTTCGGCTTCCAGATGCGAGTGCCGAGCGGGGCGACGGCCGTGCTAGTGAGCGATACCGGCTCTGCTGCAAAGCTCGGCTTCTTCGGCGCCTCGGCCGTAGCTAAGCCAACCGGAACGCCAGCAGCCGCAACGGACGCTGCAACCACCCAGGCGCTTGTCAACAGCTTACGAGCATCGTTGGTTTCCCTTGGGCTGATTGCCTAGCGCCGCGAGATTGGAGCCAAGCATGCCCACCATCGACGCCCCGGCCAAGAAAATCCGCTTCGACGGCAGAGTTTCGCGCTCATTGTTTTGAGAAAGGTATAGTGAAATGGCCATCGTTCTCGACTACGACCCGTCCCTGGACCTGTCCGCCGGCATTTCGGTGGCCGGCATCCTTGCGCGCACGGATGACATCCTGCTGGACGCTGATCGGGTGCGCTGGCCACTGGATGAGCGCCTGCGCTGGATCAACGAGGCCGCCGGCGCCATCATCGTGCGCCGCCCGCAGGCCCGGGCCCGCACATTGGTGGCGAGCCTTGAAGGCGGAAGCCTGCAGCAATTGCCCGATGCGGGCTGCCAGTTCCTCGACATGGTGCGCAATGTCGGCCCCGATGGTGCGATACCAGGCCGTGCGATACGGCGCACCGACCGTCAGCTGCTCGACGACACAGACCCTGACTGGCATGCCGGCACGGCTTCATCGACGGTCAAGCACTTCACCTATGACGACCGCACGCCGACCTGCTTCTACGTCTATCCGCCAGCGCTGGCCGGTACCAAGGTGCAGATCGTGATCTCGGAAATGCCGCCGGCGGTGGAAACGGGAGACGATGCGCTGGACATCCAGCCGCAGTACCTGGAGCCGATCGTCAACTACGTCTGCTACCGCGCCAAGGCCAAGGACAGCGAATACGCCAATGCTGCCGAGGCCGGCGCCTTCTATGCCGCCTTCCAGGATGCGCTGGGCATGAACGCGCAGGCCAAGGCCGAGGCTTCCCCTAACCAGCCGGGCACCAGCGTATGAAAGACCTGACCTCCTTCCTGCCCCTGGTGCGCCAGTTTGCGCCGGGCGTGGCCGAGCCGACCGCCATCGTGCACCTGCGCCAGGCGGCCATCCAGTTCTGCGAGCGCACGCGCTTGTGGCGCTGGGACGAGGCCATTGATGTCTCGGGCGATGATCCGGACCTGGTCGCGCCGGACGGCTCGGCCATCCACAAGATCGAGGCGGTGCGCTTTAACGAGCAGACGGTTGACCCGGCCACCACGGATTATCTGGATCGCGTCATCCCCAACTGGCGCACGATGGTTTCCACCGTCTCTCGCCCGACCTGGTACACGCAAAGCGCGCCCAACACGCTGCGCCTGGTGCCGCGCGCCATCGGCACGGTGAACTTGTACGCCTACCTCAAGCCCTCGCAGGACGCCACGCAGGTGCCGGACTGGATGGACGAGCAATACCGCGAGGCGATCGCCGGCGGGGCCTTGTCGCGCATCCTGGTCATTCCGAACCAGTCGTTTTCCAACGGCGAGTTGGCCGGCGCATTCGGCGCGGCCTGGGCCGCCAAGCTCGATGAATTGTCGACCGCCGGCACGCAAGGCCAGCAGCGCGCCCCGATGCGCACGCGGGCCCGGTTTTTCTAAGGAACGGACATGACCCGCAAAATCAAATTCGCCAACAATGCCGTCTCCAAGCTCAACGCCTCGATCACGGCGCTGGCGACCACCATCCCGCTCATGCCGGGCGACGGCAGCAAGTTCCCGACCCTGTCCGCGGGCGAGTTCTTCATGGCGACCCTGATCCGCAGCGATGGCGTGCAGGAGGTCATCAAGGTCACGGCGCGCTCGGGCGACAACCTGACCGCCACCCGCGCGGTGGAGCCCGTAGCCGGAACCCAGACCGCTTACAACTTCGCCGCCGGCGACCGGGTGGAACAGCGGCTGACGGCCGGGGCGCTGGGCGCAGAACTGGACCGCATCGAGGGCGCTGCCAATTGCGCCGTGCAGAACAAGAGCACCGATTACACGGTCACCACCGCCGATGTGGGCGACCTGCTGCGCGTGAACACCGGCGGCGGGCTGCGCACCATCACCCTGCCGGCGCTGTCATCGCTGACCGACGATTTCGAGGTGCTCATCGCCAAGGTCACGGGCGACACCAACAACGTGCAGATTGCGGCGGCGGGCTCGGACCTCATCAATGGCAACTCCACCTACCTGATTACCGCGCAGTACCAGTCCGCGCGCCTGATCGCAGACCGGGTGGGATTGACCTGGACGGTCATCAACTCGGGCAACGCCGGCTCCAACGTGGTGGTGGACGCCTTCACCGCGAGCGGCGCTTCGGCAGCCGTCACCCTCTCGGGCGACCCGGGCTCCAAGAACAACACCACCGTGATCGTGGGCGGCGTGCCGCAACTGAAATCGACTTACACGCTGTCGGGCACCACCCTGACGCTGGGCGGCACGCCAAGTGCTGGCACGGCCATTGAGGTCTGGTGGACCACGCCCAACAGCATCGGCGTGCCATCCGACGGCACGGTATCGACCCCGAAACTGGCCGACAATGCCGTCACCGCAGCCAAGCTGGCCGATAATGCGGTTTCGACCACGGCCAAGATTGTCGACGGCATCATTACCCTGGCTAAGCTGGCTACGGGCTTCATTCTGCCTGTTTCTATGGGCGGCACCGGCCTGTCAGTAGCCATGCGCGCTTATCTGTCAGGGCTTGGCATGTCCACGGCGGGAAGCTCCACCACAATGAGCATTGCCGCTGGCATGGCGGCTGACAGCACCAATGCCGTTCTGATGAACTGCGCTTCAGCAATCAGCAAAACCACCAGCGCCTGGGCGGCTGGAACCGGCAACGGCGGCCTGGATACTGGCTCGATTGCCAACAATACCTGGTATCACTTTCACCTGATCGCCAAAACGGACGGAACGGCCGATGTGCTGTTTTCCTTGTCACCAAGCTCTCCCACGCTTCCCAGCGGCTACAGCTATTCCCGCCGCATCGGCTCGGGCAAGACCAATGGTTCCGCCCAATGGGTGAAGTTCATCCAGGATGGTGATGTGTTCCAGTGGGATGCGCCGGTGGCTGATGTGAGCACCTCGTCCACTGCCGCAAATCGCACCCTGTACACCCTGTCCGTGCCAACAGGACTTCGTGTGCAAGCCAATGTGTCGGTAGCGCATTTCAGTTCGGTGA